GTTCAATCATGACTTGCTCATTCAACTCTCTGTCCACACAACCTCCACCACGAGATACTGTATAAACATACAGTAGCACGTATTCATAAAAAGAGTGAAGCGAAAAATCAGAATGCCTTGCGGTATGTACATGATATCGATGGAGATTAGCGTTCCCGTTGGGTGAGCAGGCCCGTTAAATGCCCAATACGTTCAAGGATTTTCCGCGCCTTTTCCTGATAAGAACGCGCTGCCGGAAAGAGCGAACCGTCAGCGGCGCCTCTGCACCATTTGTCGTTAAAGCGGCTGACGCCGCCCGCCATAAGATGCAGGGCCTCTCCCCGGCTGATGGCGATTCCGGTGGCGAGCCGGATCTCGTCAATCACCCTCTCCGGAACCCCGTTCTGCGGATCCCGCTCATAGACAAAGGGTGCCGATGCGCCGGGCCGGATGCGTTTGATGCGCTCGGTTAATGCCCGTCGCGCACGCCGGTTAAGGGGTTGAGAGGGATCGCTCACCGTACAGTTAATGACAGAACTCCGAGGAGGTGCAGGCGCAACCTGAAGGTCCACGGCCCGCTTCGGCACAATTTTCCACTGCGTGAGCCGGGTCAACACCGGGCTGCCCGCACCGACGGCGGAATCGTACACGCCGCGGATGCGAACGGTCTCCTCGCCGTACTGGTTAAATTCGGCGCGCGGTTCATACAGCGTGCGCACCTGCAAATCATCGCGACGCACAAACGGCCCGCCCTGTGCGGTGACGTAACCCGCCCAGTCCCCGGCGTCCGCCGCGTCATGGACGGCTGCAAACTCCACGCTCAGACCGCGCGCGGCCTCGGTGTCCGTCAGTCGACGCAGCTCGCGGTAGACCGTTACCGGCGCGCCGCCGATGAACTGAAACTGGCGAATGTGCCAGCGCCCTGCCCAGGCCGACACGGCGCACGCCGTCTCCTTTAGCAGCCCGCCGCTTTCATTATCGGTTTCGCCATCCAGCGCATAGCCGTCGATGTTCTTTGAGATGTATTTGGCGATATAGCCGGTGGCACTGCCTTTTTGCGGATCGATGGCGTCCGCGTGAAAGCGCACCCGTGCGGCGCTTTCNCTCTGCAGCTCAGCGGCATCCTCCTCCCGCGCGTAGTCCCCTATAATCTGGCGTACACATTCGACATCTTCCGGCAGCATAAACATCANCATGTGCCAGTGGGGCGTACCGTCGTGATGGGGTTCCGCAACGCGGATACCAAAAATGCGCCGCCCCTCCCGGTGCAGCTTTGCGCGAATGCGCGCCCACAGCCGCGTGAAGTAGCGCTGCGTATCCGCCGGGCTCGCCCCGTCCCACTTCGCGTTGGGGTAGCCNGCGCTCACGGTCGCGTGATACCGCGCNGGCGCGGTTAACGTATAGAACTCGCCCACATAGCCCAGCGCCTGGCAGATGTTTTCGAAGCCGCGAATGCGGGTCATCAGTTCACAGCGACGTATCGCCGGATTGGCTACCGAGCTGTCGTATTTATCAATCAGGCTGATGCGATTGCCCTCTTCATCTTCCAGCTCCATGCCCTTGAGAAATTCGCGGGTGCGGCGCTTCTGCTCGCGCCATTCCGTCACGCAGCGCTTGCTCGCATACGCCGNTCTCTTTTTGCTGACGTTGCCGAGGGCAATCTGCACATGCTCGCGCCAGGCGGCCGCGATCCGACGCAATCGCCCGCGCCACCACGCCTCGGAAAACAGGCGGATCACCGCCGCGGCAACATCATCTTTGTTGAAAAACGTCGTCGACACCCGCTCCCAGTGCGGGGGCGATACGTTAAACTGCCGTGCGATCAGTCCGGCGCGCTGATACCAGACGTACAGCGTCTGGTATTCACCCATGTCAGCATCGTTAATATTCGCCAGCTCGCCGCGAATAAAGCTGGCGATATCGGCGGCCAGCAGGTCGATATCCGCGCGGGACATATCGGGAAGTCGGTTATAGCGGGCAACCAGCTCGACCATCCGCGAGGCAAGGTATTGCAGAAGTCGGGTGTCGAAATGGCCTTCAAATACGGCCCGGGAGACCGCGTCGTGCAGGCCCGCGCAGGCATAGCGTTCAGAAACCTGCCGCAGGCGGGGCAGTATCCTGTTGCAGAAGCGGATCAAAAAGGCATTGGCCTGCGGGCTGCCCCGACGCTGTTCGAGAGCNTCGACCGTGCGCCAGACGTCAACGCGCACGCAGTCAGGCTGCTNTGAGAGGGCAATTCTTGCCTGCTGCAGCGCCGCGAAAAGGCGATCGCGGCGCTGCAGTTGGGCATGGGTAAGGTAGGGGCTGNCAACGGCCGACCGCGGAGCGTTCCANGGATACNCAANTGACGTAGCCAACTCATCCTCCCCGGACGTGTTTATTTTTCATCTCCGCGATCTCCTGGCAGGTGACGCACAGCGCCACGCCGGGCACCGCCATGCGGCGCGCTTCGGGTATCGGGGCCTCGCAGTCCTCGCAGAGGAAACGCGAAGGTGATGCGGGCCGTCTGCGGGCGTGATTAATGTGCCGCTCTCTGTCTTCCTGCTCGCGCGCCTGCGCAAGATCGATAAAATCGGCCATCAGTGCAGCTCCTGTGATTCGCGCTCGTAGCGGGCCGCTTCGAGGCACAGCAGTTCGGCAACGTCTTCTCCGCTCATGCCGGTTTTAAAGATATGGCTTGCCAGCGCCTCCAGGCGCAGGGAGACCGCGCGGGCTCGCGCGCATCGCTCCTCTGTTTTTGCCTCCTTCAGCAGGCGTTTCAGTTCTTCACTTCCGAGTGGATAAGAGCGGTTTTCACTGTTTCGCATCACGCGTTCTCCTTAATTTCAGGCAATAGAATGCCCNGCGGGTTTACGCCATTCGTTTTTGGGTTGGGTTACATCGGCATGGTCAGCCGTTCAGGAAATAAACTCACAACAGCACGAAAATGGTTCATGGCGGTAATCAGCGCCCGTTTCTCCTCAGTCGTCAGCTCGCTGATATCGCACTCGTGGCGGGCGACGGGCAATCTCGCCAGGAAAAAGATGGCNGCCAGCGCCCTGCAGTTCTCCTCAAAACAGGGATCGCGCTTATCGCGCAGCTCGGCCATAAACCGCGCCAGCTCTTTTCCGCTATCGCTCCCGTATCGGGCGCGCAGTTCAGCGACGTGGTTAAGCCCGCTAAGACGCGCCCCCACGCTAAGTGGAACCCTCGCACGGGCAGCTTCTATCGCCATATCTCCCCTCGCGTAAATTCACGCACGCTAATGCGCTGATAACGGGCACAGCACGGCTTTTTCCGCCGTTTGAGGATTGCGATTTCAGAAGCCATGCTGCATGATTCCCATTTTGATAATGTCTGCAATCATTAGCCTCTGTTTGCCAACGCCTGCCGCTGATTGCCCGAATTTGTAATGATACTAATACCCAAATGAGCATTAGTAAACACCCAAAGGAATATATTTTGATTTTAGATTCTCAAGTGAATAATGAAGAGTTACTCGATAGAATCTGTCAGGTATATGGTTTCACGCAGAAAATCCAGCTGGCCCGGCACTTTAATATCGCCGCCAGCTCGCTTCAGAACCGCTACGCGCGCGGTACCGTCTCTTACGACTTTGCGGTTCAGTGCGCGCTGGACACCGGTGCCAGCCTTCGCTGGCTGATGACCGGACAAGGTGCACAGTTTGAAGGTCACCCCGCGCCGGGCGATCCGGTTTCGGTTTCCACATTCACACTGAGTGATGGAAAGCTGGAAGAAAATACCACTTTGAGTATTGACTCTGGTTTCTTTAGCAAACCGCTGGCTCGCGGCATCGCCGTTCGGGCGGAGGGAAAGCTGCACTTTATTGAAAAAGAAGCATCGTTAACCGACGGCCTGTGGCTGGTTGAGATTGAAGGCACTGCCAGCATCCGCGACCTCACGCTGCTGCCGGGTAAAAAACTCCACGTGGCGGGCGGCAAGGTTCCGTTTGAATGCGGTATCGACGAGATAAAAACGGTGGGTCGCGTAGTGGGGATTTACAGCGAGGTTAATTGAGGGTGGGTCGGATGCATTCGCCACCAAAGGTGGGGCGCTCGCTTTCGGGTAGGACACGGAAAAACCCGAGGCAGGGGAAAAAGAGGATCGATGCACATTAACAGGGCTGGTGAAGGTGTGGCATGTCGCTCTATCGGGTTTACCCCATAATGAGAGCACCACACATCAACTC